GAAGGCACCCTCAACAAGACCGCTGATGGTTCCATTCTCAACGAGGCGCAGATTGCCTATGACAACTGGGCGCGTTACCAGTACGCCCGGATGCGCGGCCACACTGACTATATCAAGCAGGCCCAGAAGTGCGAACGGTACTATATCGGCTACCAAGAGGGGATCTGTGATGGCCATTGGGACCCGGAGACACGCAAGTTCCTGGAAGATGCCCGCCGGCCAGTCCTGGAAATCAACCTGGCCCAGCCGATTGTCGAGACCAAGACCGGCCAGCAGATCCAGAGTCGGGTCGATATCTCGTATCAGCCACGCTGGGGAGCCGCAACACAGGAAGTGGCTGACGTTCTGACTCAGCTGGTCAATCAACTTTGCTATGATAATCATGTGCATTACCTGGAGACTGAGGTTTTCCGGGATGGCCACATTGAGCAGCGCGGCTACACCGATATCCGGATGGACTTCTCCGACAATATCATGGGGGATGTCCGGGAAACACTCCTGGATCCTCGGGATGTGATTCCGGATCCGGACGCGAACAGCTACGATCCCGCCGATTGGAAGGATATCATCCTGACCAAGTTCATGTCGATTGACGAGATTGAGCAGTTCTACGGCAAAGAGGCCGCCACGAAGGTGGAGAATTTCAACTATCTGGATCAGAGTTTCGGTATTGATGACCGGGAGAACGACCAGGAGAGCCGCAACACGTTCGGCAATCAGAAGGCCCGTTGGTATGACGCCTACATTGGCAATGAGAAGATCTCCAAGCGCGTCCGAGTTATTGACCGACAGTACAAGATTTACACCCTGACCACCTTCTTCCTCAACTCTTCCACGGGCGATCTACGAGAGATTCCTGACAGTCTGACCCCGGAAGCGATTCAGCTGAAGTGCCAGCAGGAAGGTCTATCCGTCTACCGCAAAATGTCCTACCGTATCCGCTGGCGAGTAACGACCCGAGATCTGGTCCTGCATGACGAGTGGAGCCCGTACAGATCGTTTACCGTCAATCCGTTCTTCCCGTATTTCCGTCGGGGTAAGACCAAAGGGACCATCGACAACCTGATATCTCCGTCCGACCTGATCGACAAGGCCATGTCGTCGGAGCTCCATATCTTGAATTCCACGGCAAACAGCGGTTGGACGGTGGAGGAAAATAGTCTCGTCAATCACGACCCTGAGGATTTAGAGGATATCGGTGCCACTACCGGTCTGGTTTTGGTCCATAAGAAAGGGACGTCCGCTCCGGTGAAGATCCAGCCGAATGTTATTCCCACCGGTCTTGAGCGCATGTCCGCGAATGGCAAGGAAATCTTGAAAGAGGTAGGCGGATGTCCTGATGCTCTTCAGGGCGCCGCCGGTCCCGAGTCGTCAGGGGTGGCCATCGATCATAAACAGTTCGGCGCGCAACTCCAGGAACAGGGACCATTGCAGAACCTGGCGCGGACACGGGAATTCAGGGCACGGAAATATTTGGAGCTCGTGCAGCAGTTCTACACGACCGAAAGAGTGATTCTGGTCACCAAGCAGGACGATACCGGCCAGACAAGCAAGGTGCCCTTGTCGATCAACAAATGGACTCCGACTGGTGAGATGATCAACAACCTCACGCTGGGAGAGTATGACGTGGTAGCCGATTCTGTGCCGACCTCCGCCACGTTTGAGAACGGCCAGTTCCAGCAGGCTATGAATATGAGGAAAGAAGGCATCGCCATTCCTGATAACGTGGTGATCATGTCTTCAACGCTCGCCAAAAAGGCTGAGATCGTCAAGCAGATGCAGCCCGATCCGGCCATTGCCGACCGTCAAGCGAGGGCGCAGGAAGCCGCGATTAAACTGCAAGAGGCTGATGCCCGGCTCAAGGATGCCACGGCCACTGATCAATCTGTCACGGCCATTTATTCCGGAGTGCAGGCGGCGCAGGTTATCGCCATGATGCCGACAGTTTCCGCGCTTGCTGATAAACTCCTTCTTTCCGCCGGGTTCAAGGATCAGGACGCTGCGCCAATTGTGCCACAGGAAGTTGGCGGTATTGATGGGACGAGCCTCACGGGTATAAAGGGTACACCTTTCCAGCCAGCCGTTCAGCATAATACGAGTCCTGCTTTTCCGACACGGCCAATGTCAGCAGGGTCAGGAGCGGCGGCAGGGATTGAAACACCGGCGGCTGACGGGGTGAGGGTGTAAATGCAGAATGAAGCCGAAAAGAAAGATCAATTTGACGACTTCCAGAACTGGCAAGACGACGCAGTTCCAGCAAAGACCCAGGCTCAAATCTATCAGGCGGAGTTGTTCAAGATCGCGCGGCGCAGGATGAAGCAAGGACTCAAGAAAGGAAACATATGAGCAACGTCCATCAGCTTTTCAAGCGTGATTCCATTCAGAACGTCCTATGTGAAGCCGCTGACATGGGTTTAACAGCAATTGTTTTGGTCGGCAAGAAACAGAATGGCGGCTACTGGATACGGTTATCGAACCAAGAGAACGCAATCGAGACGCTTGGGATGGTGGATCTCCTTCACCATGAATTGCTGACCGCAGTGGATGAGAATTTCGAATAATGGAGCGCAGAGTGAGCGACAACCACCAGGTAATCAGAGAGCGCCGCCGAGTCACCATTCAGCCCTCTAAAGAGTGTCGAAAAAGAATCATTGACGTTTTCAAAGAATGTGGCATAATCCCGCTAGATTTTACGGGGCAGCTAGCTTTGAATTGGTGCCAAGGCGATTGCCGAAATGTGGAGATGGACCTTTGAATTCAAAGGGGGAGCAGCAACCCCACAGAGGCAGCGCGTCATAGGGGCGCGAACCGCCCTTCCATATCAACCAGGGCGCGTGAAATGTGAGTAGCGCGCCCGCAACCACAAACAAATAGCTGCCGGTAAGGATCAACCCTTCACAGGTCCACTGATTGCCCGGTATCACAGCACAACGCTGATGGTACCGGGCTTTTTCTATTTCAGGAGTCGAATATGAGCAACGCGATTACAGCAGGGAGGCCCAACATGAATGCCAAGCAGAACAGTCTCAAGACCGCCGATCCGGCGAAAATGGACGAGTACGACATGAACCGACACCTCCAGACCTTGACTGATGCTCACCATATCAAAGGCAACAAGAAGCTCCATACCGCTGTCCTGGCCCATGGCAAGAAGAAGATGGACGCCATGAAAGCCGTCATGGACCCGATGGAGCCGGACGCAGACGACAAGTAATAAACCTTGCCCGGTCAGGGCCGAGTCGTGGCCGTTAAGCCAGCGTATCTTTGCAGGAAAAGGATCGAACATGACCCCGGAAGAGATTGCAGCACAGGAAGAACAAGATCGTATCGCCCGTGAAACCGAGGAGGAGGCCGACAAGAAAGCCCGCGGTGATTTCGGCCCAGCGGAAGAAACCCATGCCGAGGAGGAAGTTGACAAGGACGCCCTGGCGGAACTCCTGGCCGAAGAGGAGCGCGAGACAGCCGAGAAGACTCCGGCGCATATCCCCTATGATCGCTTTGCCGAAGTCAACGCTGCCAAGAAGGAGATCGAGGAAGACCGTAACCGGTTGAAAGCTGAGCTGGCAGCGCTTGCGGATGGCAAGAAAGTTGAAACTGATGCAGCAGCCGTCGAAGCCGACAAGAACAAGATCGACCTCAAGGCGCTGCGGATCGAGCGGGCCGGGCTCATCGCTTCCGGAGATTTCGAAGAGGCGGCGGCCGTTGACGAGAAGATCGAAGGCGAACTGTCAAGGGTGGCTGAGGACCGTGCCGTCGAACGAATCAGAAAAGAGCGCGGCGAAGAACACGCCCAGACTGCTCACCAGACGCTCGTTGCGGCTGTCAGTGCCGAGGCCGACAAGGTGGCAGCTGATTATGCCTGTTTCGACTCCACTGTTGCCGAACCGAACACGGTGGCAATCAATACCCTTATTGCTCTGCGTGACAAGTACGCCACGGATGCCAAGAACCCCATCTCACTGCCAGCAGCATTACGCCGAGCATCCGACGAACTGGGGCCGATATTCGGCAGCAAGAAGGCGGATGCGGCGGACGATGGCAAAACGGCAGCTGAGAAAAAAGCAGCATCCGAGAAGGAAGCTCGCGAGAAGGCAGCTCTTACCTCCAGGACTCAGCCGGCCAACATTGCCAAGGTAGGGGAGGGCGCCCGGTCCAGTGAAACAAAGGTGCTCGACAAGGTTGAGCAGATGAGCGAGAAGGAATTCGATGCCCTGCCTACCTCCGATCTCCATAAAATGCGCGGTGATAGCCGATGATCCAGAGAATCCGCAAGTTCTTCAAGATGCCCGACCGAAAGCTGGTCAAAGAGGCTCAGGGCAAGGTGACCTACCCAAAGAAGGGTGACCGGTTCGTCTACAAGGGCTGGGTCTTCCAGGTCGCAAAGATCAACGAACGGGGGATGATATCTACTCCTCTTGGGATTGTGCAGGAGAAACCAGCAGAAGAGCCGTCGCGTATTATTTACCAAGGGAATAATCTCAGGAGTAGCGGCATCATTCACGCAGTCAGATAGTCACGGCAGGGTAACTCCCGCCACCCGCCCCCGCCCGGCGTTAAACGGCACGGCATCGATCCTCCGGTAACTGGATGCGGTTTTCAGCCTCAAGAGCGGCGTCAAAGCTCGAATGAAAAACAGGCAGCTAAACCACATCTATCCCGAAAAACGGAGGAGCACCATGCACCCTAAAATGACGCAGTTCTTGAGAACCATCATTCTCTTTCCCCTCAGTATCATGATGGGAAACTTCACGTCGCTGTCTGTCAGCGAGAAAAGCACCTGGAGCCGTCTGCTTTGGAAAGCGGCCCGCAACAACTCCTTCATCATCAACAAGTTCTGCGGCACAGATCAGAACAACGTCGTTCAGCGGATTACCGAACTCACCAAGACCGAACGTGGTGATCGATGTATCATGACCCTTGTTGCCGACCTGGTTGAAGACGGTGGTGTCGGGGATGCCCGGCGGGAAGGCATGGAAGAGTCGATGAAGTCCTACGAGATTGACGTAGTGGTCGACTTGATGAACCACGGCGTCATCTCCGAAGGTAAGTTGGCCGAACAGAAATCCATCGTCAAGTTCCGTGAAACCGCCATGGATAAACTGGGCTACTGGCTCCCGGACCGGATTGACCAGATGGCGTTCCTCACCATGTCCGGGATCTCCTACGCTTTCAAGAATGACGGTTCCGCCCGGCTTAACTCCAACCTGCCGAAACTGGCCTTCGCCTCCCATGTCACCGCTCCTTCCAGCAAAAGGTACCGTCGTTGGAGTGCAGCACAGAAAGCTCTTGTTGCCGGTGATACCACGGCCGTCGATGCGTCCGATGTTCCGACCTACGAAATGCTCACCAGCATGGGCGCTTACGCCAAGGACCACTACATCAAACCCCTGATGGCCGGCGGAAAAGAATATTACATTCTCTTCGTCAAGCCCGGCACCCTGAAACGGCTCAAGAACGATCCGGACTACAAGGCGGCCGTCATTACGGCGCTCCCCAGGGATTTAAACAACCCGTTCTTCACCGGCGCCACCGTTACGATCGACGGCCTGGTCATTCAGGAACACCGCTACGTGTACTCCACGAATGGCGCAGCCATCAAATGGGGCGACGGCACGGTCAATGGAACCCGGACTCTGCTGTGTGGTGCACAAGCGCTGGGCCTGGCCGACCTCGGGAATCCTGATTGGGTCGAGAAGAACTTCCAATACGACAGCCAGCCCGGTATCAACATCGACAAGATGCTGGGCCTCACTAAACCGCAGTTTTTCAGCATCTACGATAACAGCACGGAAGATTTCGGCATTCTGGCCGTCGACCACATGCTGGATCAGTATTAAGAAACCAGGGGGGCGGTAGCTCAATGCTACGAATAGCCGGGATAGAGTATAGGGGTAACCCTGAGTTGAAGGTGCAAATCCTTCCCGCCTCCCATAACTTTTACCAGAAGGAGAACCATCATGATCAAAAATGCAGGGCGCCAGCGTGGCGTCATAGCTGAACAGGTTATTACCTTTGCGGACTTCATCGCCGCCGGTTCCGGGGTTGCCTTGCCGGCAATTGATATTCCAGGTGATGCCATCATTGACAAGGTGAGAGTCTTCGTCGATACGGCCTTTAACTCGGGAACCTCGGACGTCGTTGTCGTTGGTGATGGCAATTCCACCAACCGGCTCGTCACTTCCACGTCCATTCAGGCCGCCGGAAGTATCGTCGGTGTAGCCGGCGCGGAATGCTTCCCGTACATCGTTCCCGACACTGTTGATGTGATCTGGACCGGTGTCGGCACTGCGCCCACAGCGGGCTCGCTTCGTGTCATCGTTTTCTACCACGAATCAAAGTGTGCTGACTTCACCCAACGGTAATAACTACTCGGGGCGGCGCAAACCGCCCCTTCACCATTTCCCTGAAAAGGAGACATCCAATGAAACGATTCAGATCTATTCTCACCTTGGCGCTCATGACGGCAATCATGGCCGTAGCCTTTACTGCCCCCGCCCGGGCCGCAACCTCAAACATCTTCACCAAGTCGCTCCTGACCAATCAGGCCACCTCTGCCACGTCCACAGCGTTTAATACCGGGATCTTCACGAAGAAAACGGTTGTCGTAAGCGGCATGACCGCACCCGGAACCTTCACCAATTACAGCGGGACAGTTGCCTTTAATTGCGGTCCCACTGCTGCCGGTCCCCTTGTTGCCTGCAAGGACAAAACGGGCAACGCAGTCACCCTGACCCATACCAACGGCCTGTTTGTTCTTGATGATCAGACGCAGTTTATCCAGGCCGTCTGGACAAAGACCCGGGCCGCCGCCACCAAGAATATCGGCGTCTGGATCCTTTATCAATCACCGTAAGCAGCTGTAAAAAATCCATGAGCAAAAGGCGGAGACGATGAGTGACAAGAAATTCAGATCAATTGATGGGACCGACGTCCATGTGAAGCTGACCAGCGGCCACACGGCGGTTATCGGGAAAGACTGGCGGCCACTTCCCGACCACATGCACCGGGAAGCCTACGCCAACGGCTGTATTTCCGACAACATGCTGCAGGGCATGGCCGGGCCGAAAGAGCCGCCCGGTAAAGACGGCGACAAGGCCAATGACCCTGAACGAGCCGCAAAGATCCTGGCTGCCATAAAGGTGATGATCGATGCGAACAAGCCGGAGAAGTTCACCACAACCGGCCTGCCTCGCGCTGATGCCTTGTCGGAAGCAGTAGGCTTTGAAGTAACGTCTGCGGAACGGGATGCAGCCTGGACCGCAGCCAAGGAGTAAACCATGACACTCGGAGAGATCATCAAAGGGGCACAGGAGACCGCGGGAGATGAAGTTGGAGCAGAAAACGCCGACCGCCTCTGGGGTCTTGACGAGTGGGCCGATTATGCAAACAAAGCGGTGAACCAGCTCTGCGAGGAATACTTACTGATTACCGATTCCTCGACCACCGCTATTTGCTCCATCCTGATTCCAGCCAATACCCGCATAGCCCTGTACGATCCACGCATCCTGCAGATGGAAGAAGTAAGACATTCAGCACAGAGACTGCCGCTCACGCCGGGGAGTGTTACCGAGTTCTCCCACCGGGATCCCGAATGGCGCACGAGCATTGGCGTTCCCGATTCCTGGGCGATTGACGAGACGACCGGTTACATATCGCTCAACAAGGTTTACGACACAGATTCTGTGCTCAGTCTCGCGGTGAAACGGTCTCCACTTGTGGACCTTACCGAGAAGGATTTGACTGCCGTCCCAGAGATCAGGCCGCAATATCACCGCTATCTCAAGTCGTTCATGCTCTCCGAGGCGTACACGAAGCAGGATATTCCGGAGACCATCGACCCCCAGAAAGCCGCTACTCACCTAGCCAAGTGGGAACACGACAAGGTTCTATTTATCCAAATGGCCGAGAACCGACTGAAAAAAGGCACGAGGGGCGTCTATCGGGGATACTTCACTAACATGCGCCGGGGTAGGTAATGCCGACTGCAGCTTACAAATTCTTTGGCGCCGATAATGTCCACGATGCGATTGCCGTGGGGAGTCCGGACGAAACCGGGACTTTCACCATGGCAGTGGCGATCGTCAACGCTGACCCTGATAATGTCGGGATCATTCGGAGACGTGCCGGCCGCACGAAAGTCTGGACAGGGGTAGCGCCTCATTCCGAATTTGCTAACGGAGAGATTCACGTCTTTGTCGATCAGGGTGTCCTGTACTCGTTCGATTCAAAAAAACTAATCGTCTCGCCGATTCTCACGCTCTCCTCGAACAATAAAATGGACTACGACGACAACGCCGTGGGACTCATGTTCTCCAATGAAGTCGATATTGGCATCATTAAGGCGGGTGTCGCCCGGTTCTTCGATCCCCCAAACGATACGGTTGAGATTGACGGCGTAGTGGTCCCCTCGTTCAAGGAAGCCCTTCCTCCGGGTAAGTTTGTCGAATACTACAACGGCAAGACCTATGTCCTGACCTTCGAAGATGGGGAGTCCTGGCTGTACTACACGGACGGCTACGACATGGCGGTTGATTCCCGTGAGAACTATTTACATTACCCTGGCCGACCGACCTTCCTTGCCTCCCTGGATAATGTCCTGTACGTCGGCACCACGAAATTGACGGTCG